CTTGGACTTGGGTTCTCATGCTTTGAGACCCACAACATTTATGTGTATGGTGGTGGTGTGCGCCCTGTTGCTGCGGCTCCCACATACGTGGGGGTTATGACTGCTTTGCGCTGGGTGGCCGCTGTCACGGGTGATTACGACGGTTTGTCGGACGCCATTTCATTTTTTGTGTCGCAAGTCAGGTTTGTGCCCGCAAGCATTACATGTTTGTCGACCAGTGTGCAGACACGCTTCGCGGCGATTGCTGCTAACACCAATATGGCCCGGCTCCGCGTGTATTACTTGTTTGCCAAAAGTCGAGCTGAGGGCGCACGGCACCCTGAGATGGATGCAGCAGTCCAGGCACTCTCCCAGCGCTTGCGCACTGCTGACCTCAACTTTGCAGCCCCGGAGGAAGACCCCCTCCCCAACACACCGGCTGCGGTGGTTTCAGTTTGGAAAGCGATGGTCCAGTCCGACAGCTTTGATCTTTTCATGGCTCGTTTGTCCACAAGTGAACAGATGGCGCTACTTACGGCCGTCCGCGATGTGGATCCAACCAGCGCTGCACGAGGTGGCGTCTACTGTGTTGCAGAAGCTGATATTGCGGCAGCCAACCCTGCCCGCATCAACCCCCAAAATGTTGCTGCGGGTGTTGTTTACAATTGGAACGGTGTCTCTAATATCAGTGTACCAGCATGTGGAGTCGATGTTCAAGCGACGCTGCCCTGTGCCAGCGGTGTAGCGTTACTTGTGTCCCGCCTCAAAACCGGCGCCTCCTTACGCGGCGCGGATGGAAAACTGCTATCTAGTGGTATCACTTTTACCCCTGTCAGCGGTGTTTTTATCAAAAGACTGTACGGCGCTGCTGCGTGCATGCGGTCAGTGGCTGATGCAACCTTCGACGCACTTGGTTTGTCCCTTCAAGGGTACCGTGCTAGCGTTGGTGATTACGACACAGGCAACACTGAGCTGGACCGAGTCTTGTCGGCTCACGAAACAGTTGTGGGCTCACTCGACCCGACCGAAGTTTACACACTCATCCAACATGAATGTGCAGACAAATTGTCATTTGGTGAGATATTCAACGCTTATGCTGCTGAGCTCCCTATTTACAGCGTTGTCTTTAGCGATCAATCACTCCGTTGTTTTTCACCGCAAATCAGCACGCTGCTCGTTGGGCATGATGAGTGTCAATCTGGTGGATTATTCAACATCAAGGATGATGTTTTCGACACCTTCACGCGTGGTGATGTGGACCCTTGGTGTGGCGTAAAGCTGGATAAGCTCAACCCCGAAGACGTCTTCGGGGCAGTTTCTGTTTTGTGTCAGCACCGTGGAGTTGCAATCGAGCACGGCCAGCTTATTGAGCGCAAAGACACTTTCACTGGCACCATCATAGCGCACACTCAAGTTAGTGAGCTGTCAGGTGCGAGGTTTGTTGACGGAGCCGAGAGCTTGGGGCTTGCACCCGCTATTTGGTGGTGGGCTGCACCCAAGCTAGGCCGTTTGATCTGCACTGGATCTATGAGGAGTGTCGCTCCTGCGGTGTGTGTCGAGAATTCGGTACGTGTGTTTAGCTCAGACGAGAACACACTCACCTATGCGGCGTTGCGGGTCGGACACGGCCTGCCTGTGTCTTCTCAAGCTGCTGGTGGGTACAAGTTCGCCGTGCGTCGTGGGCGTGATACTCTCACCCTTGGTGCTAACGACCCGATGTACGTGCGCCAGCGTGCAACGGTTGAGTTTGCTATAACTGGGGGCTATGTTGGCAAATCCCTGAGTGTGTGTGCTAACACCATCTCATCGTTCAACCCATTGACCCAAGCGGCACCCACAGCATATACTGCTATAACGGTCGACTGGTTCAAAACACGTTGGAAAAACGGGTTTGCCCGGATCCCAAAATGTCTTCGCAACGGCGCACTGAGGCCCACTGATGCTCGAAAGAACAGTGATCAGAAGGGCTTGACAACGCATCGTCACAGAACAAATCTGCTGGTGGTAGCGGTGCCAACAGCGACGACACCAGTGAGACTTGAGGATCCGGCAGTCCACGGTATAACCGCTGCCCACTTGGACGACGCCAGGCACACTTGCCACTAACGCGCATGGTTAATGCGCGCGGTGATGGTGTGCCATGCTGTCCTTGGGTGCGGCGTCCTAAATCTATTTTTCTTACTCATGAACAGTATATATATTTGGTTGATTCTTATAAGTGTGGTGTTATAACGATGCACACTATGTATAAATGGTATGAGCTGAGTTTTAGTTCACAGATGCCAGACTGGTTTATAACTCAACTCGCAGTTGGAAACCACCACGGAATCTGGAGTGAGCTGACTGCTAAGCTCAAATCTCTCAGCGCGGAGCACAGCTTAGTGCTTCCAGACCACGTGCGCGGTGAAACTGTCATCGATGCTGTCACGCGTGGCGTTGTCTACAACAAAGATGTGTGCGGGCGTGTCAAGACTAAAGCAGGCTCAGATGAACGTGACATCTACAATGAGTTTGTCGGAGGCGCACTTTGCTACTCAGATGTGCAGCATGTAGTAAGACAGTCTCTTGCTAAGAAGACGCTTTCCTGGCGTTCACGCATGATCCTAAGAGTTTGGTGGCCTGGCACATCCGTTGAGCTATGCAAACGGCAGAAAATCCACGTTGATGTTGCGTTGGAATATGCCTCTCGGTATAGCAACTGGGCACGCCTCAGCGAACTGGTACACGAGCTAGTCAAGCGCCCATTTTTGGGCTCGCAGTTTGTGTCTAACATATTGATGTATGTGTCACTGTGTCCAATAGGGGGCACAGTTATGCGGCACATGCTACGCTCGCGTGTGTTGGATTATGGCTTGGAACACGCGATTGAATGTTTCAAGGCGTTGCACGTTGTGGTGAGGCGCTCAGGGGTACCCAGCTGCCCACCCTTGTGGCCAGGCACCCTAGAGAACTGCGGTGAAGGCGCGTCGCATATAATGTACCTGCAAAACCTCGTCGGCAGATTCTGGTTTCGGAATTTGTCAGCCGGTGATGATGTCGCGCAGCGTGCTGTGCATGGACGGGCACAGCGTGTCTACTGTGGTGCGGCTAGAGGCTGGTCAGCTTCCTACTGTGAAGAAGTCATCGGCAGAGAGGTCGACAAAGTTTCGGCGTTGTTTGAACACGGAGTCAGCCAAGAACGTGGCTGGACGGCGGAGTTGTTTCATGCGAACATGATGATGTTCGCCACCGGTGGTTCTACCAGCGCTGCCCCACGGCAGGATTTGGAGTACACTGTCAACGGTATACCCCACAAAAGCCCCGCAGGCCGTTCAAAACTATTGTGGGTCAACAGCCTTGCCACCAGTGACATATCCAAGATGCTGCTGCGCAACACGCCCAAACTGCGTGGAACCGCGGTGGACAAATATGAGAGTGGCAAGCTACGGATGCTACTGCCTGGACCCGCTTGTCAGTGGTTAATCGAGTCAGCGGCACTGCTGGTCGGTGAGGGGTATGTGTACCGGCATAGTGACGACCTCGTTTTGAACAAAGACGCCACGGTCGAGCTAGCGATGATGACGCGGCGGCTCGCTGATACCTGTGGGGAACACGTTGCGATATGCAGTGACTTCAAAGACCACAACATATTGCACACTTTCAAGAATATGAAGCGTCAATGGTTGTCTATGGCACAGAAACTTGATCCGCGCATTGGCACATTTGCTGCCGACTGGGATTCGCTTAGTTACAGAGCTTTCGCTGCTTCTGCGTGTCGCTGGGCCGCCGCGAGCCTCGCTGATGTTGCCGCACGGGCGTCAGGCGTAGATGATTATGTGGAATTAGTGCGCGGGCTTTGGTCTGGCTGGCGTAGCACGACGTTCATCAACACCACATTCAACCGGTACTACCAGGAAGCAGTGAGCTGTTCCTTTCGAAACGCATACGGTTACGATGCGCTGGTATACAAACACTTGCTTGGTGATGATATGGCAGGTGCGTGCCGCGATGAGTGGACTGGGCTACGCTATCTGGAACTCATTGATTACAGTGGGTTTGA